CCGAAGGAAAACACACCGCAACTACCTCGTGACTCCACCTAAGAGCTTCTTGGAATATTGATGCATCAAGCTTTTCCACATCCAAATCAATGAATATGGGATCCGAAAAGCTATCCCAATTTTCCTGTGTCAAAGTAGCTAAGGCGTCATAATTAAGACCCTTAGCAACTACCGTGTAACCAAACATCGAATTGATTGCATGATAGATTTTATCTTCAACTGCTCTAATGTAGACCCCAGTTAATAAAAGGTACACATACCCCGCTGGCGAGATTACTCGGGGTATCCTTCCAGGTTTGAGCTACCTCAAGTCTTTCTCAAATTTAATAAACGCTCTAATGTGTGCCATTGAGGGGACAAATCCCAGCTTTTTATATGTTTCCCAAGCATCGATGTATGACTGTTTCCTCAGGCCACTATACTTTCCTATGAATTCATCAAAGGCAATAGCGGCGGAATCTGCAGTCAAATGTGTCAGAAGGGCAATAAAAGCATCATTTATCTCATAAGAGAAAACTCCCTGGTTGGGAATAATTGATTCGGTGTCAACATACAGACTTCCCCCTTTGGCCAAAGCCATCTCAAGGTCAATCTTCTCTTGCTGATCCTTACATTCTAACTTGTTGTCTGATAACCAATCTTGATAAAATGTAGCGGGAACATTACGAGTAAGAACACGTTTCACGCTCGCGCATGAAATGTTATGTAATGTGGACACAAACCCTAGGACGCATTCGGTGGCGAATCCCTCGAATGCTATTAATCTCCTAGGCTTTTTCGGGGCACCCGATCGACGTGTATGGAGTTTCGAATGAATAGGATAAGGAATTATACATTCATTCGCATACACGCCAACAGGGCACCCCTACTGGGTCGTTGGGCGAGCGACTGGGGCTCGAACCCCAAATCGCCACCACTTCTGCCACCCATGGTCAACCCTCGCTGCAGTAGCATTCTCACGTAACTTATGCATGGCATAGGAATTCATTGCGTTAGCTTCTTCCACGTCATCTTCAGTCGGAGTAAAATATTTACGAACAATTGATTTCAATATTATACTCCTATCATGCATTCTAAGCCCGTCCTGCTTCATAACCT